CCGATACGAATACTGTTTAATGTATTTCTTTGCTTGCTCTAGCATATCAAGTTCGTAGTCAATTGGCAAGAGTATTCTGCTATCTTCTGGGTCTAATTCGTACCCATACGGAATTGTTCTTGCTACACGTGGGATTGAAACCCATATATTGTCTTCTTTTATGTCAGTTGGTTGGGGTAGTTTCCACATACCTACAGATTTAGTCATGTATTATTTTTTCTTTTTTAAATTATTAACAACAGTTACAGGGTTCATATATTTTTTTGTAGTTAAACCACCAGAACTCATTCTTAAACCATCACGTTCCATTTCATTTCGTATGGACATTTCTTCATTCATGTTATCTTCAGCCTGAGCTTCATTCTCTTCACGCTGTCTTTTTTGTGCTGCAGTTTCGTTTTTCTTTTTCTTTACTTTAGGTTTAACTACTTCCTTTTGAGCTTTTGCAACTGATTTTTTACCAAACTTTTTAATTGCGGCAGTCACACCTTTTTTTACTATAAAACTTATAATTGCTGCTATGGGTACTAGTGGTCCTGCCATAATTTTTCCTTTACTAATTTTCTAATCATTACAAGCACAGTCACTTATATTGTTTCCACATGCGCATGTCTCTTCTTCAACTGCTTTAGCTGGCATTAACATAACGCCACCCTTTGATTCTACCTGCAGCTTCTCTGTTTTAACAAGACCAGTACGATCTAGTAGTTCTTTTGCTGCAGCCATCTTGTCCCGTATGCCTAGTTCAGTAGGATCATACAAGGCACCTACCATAGCCATTGCAGCTTTAGGTACATTACGTGCTAGATAACTATGTGTTACGTCTAGTATCTCTTCTTTAAGACTATTAGTAATCTCTGTGTTAGTAGTATTGGCTGAGTAACCAGCCATGAGTTTAGCAGTGCCAATGTCTCCACCTGCCTCATCCATGAGGACTGCTAAAAACTTTTGCTGTCGTTCTGTTAACTCACGTGCCATATTACTTCCTTTACATGTTCTCGAAATGGGGACCGTCAATAAATGGTCTACGTCCCTGACTGCGCCGTAGGTCAACGTACTTCATCATTGCATCTTCTGCAGTGCCGGGGTATGTACGAATGTCACCCTCTGACCATGCTGCACCCCACTTAACGGGAGTACCTAGTTCTTCTGCTGCAGCTTTCATTGCGTCACATAGATCATCATAGACGTTTAGTTCCCACACGCCTTTACCATCTACGTATGCCATCAAGTCTACTGCCTTACCTACAAGGTGGTTTGACTTCATAGTCTGTGACTTACCTGCCGCTACAAGTTTCTCTTGCTCTTCTACTGTACGCATACCGTAGATTACACCAAAGTCTACTTTAGTTAATTCAATTGCACGTTTGACTACAGCTACCAAGCTGCTGTCTACGCCTTCAAGTTTAGATAGGCTGCGTTCACTTAATTTAAAACTCACTGTTTATCTCCTACATTTCCTAAGTGCATACACGCTACAGTTATACCGTTATGTGTAATCATAATTTCTGCTTTTTCTCTTTGTTGTTCACATATCTTTCTGCTATCATACACCGATAACTGAAAGTATTCAAGGGGCATACCTGAGATTAATTGTATCCAAACTAGTACCCACATTATTTGTCTGATCTAATTTTAGGTCTTTTAGATTTACTAGGTGCAAGTGTCTTACGTGTTTGAGGCCGTAAAGATTTTTTAATTACAGAAGAATTATTTTTTGCTTTTTCTTTTGCTAGTTCAAGTTTAGCTAAAGTTTTTTCAATTTTAATTTGTGTTTGCGCACGTGCTGTTTCAGTTTTAGATTTTTTTAATTGCGCACGTAGACTCTCTAGTTCTTTATTTAAAGCTTTTATTTTTTTATCATCACCTGCACTTGTAGCTAATCCAGCAACAAATCCTACACCAGCAGCTACTCGTGTACCTTTACGATATTGTCGTTGGGCTTTTACAGGTGTTACAACTTTAGCTTGGCCCGGTGTTTTTTTAGTAACCATATCTTTAGCATGTTTTTTTGTTTCTTTAACTACTTTAGTTGAACTTTTTTTTAATGCAGCGGCTGCTTTTGCAGCTCTTTTTTTAATCGCTGCTTTTAACTTCTTTTTTGCAAGTGCTGTAAATACACTCATTATTTTTTTCCTCCAAAAAACTTAGACACAGACCGCATACCAATGCTGGCACTTACAATTCCACCTAGTGAGTACTGATACCACGTTGGCATAACCTCTAATGCTAAAAAACCACGCTGCACAATCTCATTACCCCAATCGCCACAGAAGGCAAGTATCAAAGGTATTGAAAATAGTAGCGTGATCCATTCGTCTTTCCAGCTATTCTGTGTAGCCTTGATTGCCTCTATGTCCCAATCAATCTCACCTGTAGCTTGCTTAACTTTAATTTCTGCATTGGCTTTTTGTACGGCTACCTTACCGTCCATGTAACTTGTAGCCAAGCCACCGACTGCACCTAAGAGTTGACCAATGATCATTTAAGTGGAGCCTTCTTGGCTAACGTAGCTACGCCCATAAAGACAGAAACAACACCAGCAACAGACACAAAGTAAATGGAAGCCATGCTCCCAATGATTGCCGAAGCGTTGTCAAGCCCAAGCGCACCTGTGCCAACGACACCAAAAGGATAAAGTAACATTCCCCATAAAGCGAACCAAGCCATCTTTCTAGTTTGATCCCTATGTGCGTCCTCATCTTCTATTCTCCTACGTTTGTCTTCTAGTACTAAGGCGTCCCACTCTGGCTTCTCAATAGCGCCAGTGTTATTTGTGTCGGCATCTTCAAAGGAGGTCATCATCCCCTCCGAAAACGTTTGGAAGTCTGAGCCGCCTTTTTAGGTTGCTTAGAGAATTGCTTACCCGCCTTCGTATCTTTTCTTTTCTTTGCGCTACTTGCCGCATAAGTATTTGAATCCATAGCTTTAATAGCACCTGCAGGTAAATACCTTTCCCCTGTAGCGCCAGAACCTTGAGTCGAAGGTTTACCACTTTTAGTTCTCCAATCTTGCTTAGTCCACTGACTAAGACTTTTTTGACTTTTTGCTTTTGCCATCTACTTTAGCCTTTGCAGTTTTACTTAAATCTTTATAGTGCATTAGTTTTACGCTTGTCTTACTGTGTGCTTTACCTGTGTGTAAAGAACCATCAGGCATCTTGTGAGTACCGCCTGTATGTTCCGTACCGTCTTTCTTATAATGCTTTACGCCCTTCATTGCTTTTATCCTTTTGTTTTTTTAACTGCAGCTTTGCTTGCTTTGCAAGTCTAACTATTTCAGTCTTACCCATAACTTTAGCACGTTGCTCTAAAACTGTCAATATTTGAATCTTACGTGCATAGGGTTTGTTTATTCTCTTAACTTTAGCAATAGTTTCTTTAGCATCTTTTACAGTAGCAAACTTTATACTAACTGTATCTTTAGGATTTTCATCAGTATAAAGTCTTCTACCACTACCTTTAGGTTTTTTACCTGTGCCAATTTTAGGTTCTTTAGCCATTAAGACTTATACCCACCACCTGCTTTTTTATAACGAGATGCAACAAGTTGAGCTTTACGGGCCGACCACTGCCCTGCTGATCCACCTTTTGTTCCTGCTTTAACGGCAGAAAAAATACGCTTGCGCATAGTAGGCTTAGTATAATTACCAGCCGCATTAACTGTTGACTTTTTCTTGGTTGTAGAACCTGTCTTTGATTTCACCACGTGTCATTCCTATGTCTTTGAGCATAGCGTCTGACATGTTATGTAACTGCCAGTATTGTACTCTACGCATTTGGCCTTGTTGTAGTCTATTGAGAAAACGTTTAAACATGGTATAACTCCTTTTATGTTACCAAGGATAGTTATACCATGTTTTTTAGTGCAGGACTACATACAAGATTGCAATCCCGTTATGCAGTTACTTCTTCTTTTTAGCTGCAGGTTTCTTAGCCATGCCGCCATACATGTAGCCGCTTTTCTTAGACATTCCACCTGCCATCATTTTGGCTGCTGGCTTCTTCTTTGCCATACCGCCAGCCATCATTTTAGCTGCAGGTTTCTTCTTAGCCATTCCACCCTTCATCATTTTGCCAACACCGTCAGCAGCAAATGCAGGGACTTTCTTGCCGTTCTTTTTAACCATAGGCATCTTAGCCATAGTATATTCCTTTTTGTTTAACTTACGATAAAATTACACGTACTAATGTACTACTACCACTACCCCGTCTATAGTTTAGGATAGTGGCATTGCCTATAGCTTTAGGTACTACAAGAGTATGTACACCAGCAGGAAGCATAATGTCGTTATCTGTAACGTCAGCCTCC